AAATCACCATTAATAGATAATTCATCCTTGTACTTTTGTATAGATTGCTCTCCTCGGGCGTATAGCCTTAAGTTATGAAACTTTTGATTAGTTGCGGCGTATCTGTTGTTGTGAGAATCTTTGAACCACTCCTGCCCAATAGCTTTGGCCACTTTAAGCCCATACTCTGAACTCATTTTCTCTAGATCTGGGACCGCTTGAGATGGAAAATTAACATGCACTGACTCAGCCATATTTTATTTTATTATTTGGGACATGAATCCCTTATTGTTATATTTTGCTATACTTAGATTTACAGGTGTAGCGGTTTTATCTGGGTTTGGTTTATACAGATGTCTATTACAAGCCATGATAGCTAAACCAGAGCTTATAGAAGCGTCGTGTTTAGTTCTCTTATTTATATCAAATCTAGCCCAGTCATTTAACAATTCGTTAAAATACACCGACCCGTAATTCCCATCGCCCAAGTGGCCCACATGACCCTGTATATACATCTCTATCGCCGCGGCGTGAGCCTGCTTAATATCTTCACTAGAGTTTGGGATACCCCCTATTTCTTTCTCGGTCTTAGATAACTTGTTCCAGATCTTATCTGGCCTGTTCATGCTAAAACCCCTATACCCTCTTCGGCGTAGGTAGTATAGTAACCTTGGTTTATTATTCTCACACAGTAGAGGCATGCTGTAAAACACTAACGCCATAAGGACATCTTCGAAAAATATCTCTGCGGTTTGAGGTCTTGCGATGTATTCTAAGAAAAACGTACTTGGAGGTGCGTCTTCCATAGAGAATTTAGTTAATCCGTGAAGGGCCCCTTTCGATCCTTTGCCATCAACAGTGCCGCTAATATCATAACTATCACAGCCGAACGCCCCAATATGAGTATTGCCTGGGTGCTTAATTCCATTCTTTGTTATAGTTTTGTTTTGCAGGTGCGCAGGCGGTACCCAACTAATTTTAAATCTTCCGCTTGGGTCTGGGTAAAAAACTACTTTAGAGTCTTTGATACCGTTCTCCCACTGGAAGCTACCTATAGTTACTGGGGCATTATGTCTGCTACCTTCGTTATAATCAATCTGTTCGTATATCTTCATTAAGTTGAAGATACTGTTTTTACTCTCATCCCGGAATGCGTGCTCCTCGGTTCTAGGGAACTGCCGATAGAATTCGTTTAAAGCATCATGGTCATCCTTAAGTCCCTCAGCCTCGTTCTCCCAACTATCTATAACCCCAATGTCTATTAGTTCACCGTCCGGTCCCAGTCGCACATCATCACCTGGATTATTAAAGACTGGAAATCCGTACTCGTCAATAAATCCTTCATAGTTCCATTCCATTGGGACAAAGAGAGAATATAACCCAGACTTTGTTTGTCCATTACGGTTTCGCCTTGATACATCCGAGTCATTAAAAAGTTTTTTAAAATTATTACCTCCTTTATCTAACGCGTTAGAAGTAGAACCCATAAGGCATTTGCCCACGATTCTACTACCTAGTCTTAGACAGGTCTTAGTTACCCGCCAATTATTTAATATGTTATCCGGTCTCTCCCACTTACCACTCTCATCGTGGACTAGCAGGCTTAACTTCTCACCGTCGTAGCTGTTGTCCCCGGTATTCTTCCAATCTATAGTGGTATCGAGACCCACTATCTCTTCGAGCTTTTCGTTACTCTGTATCTTCTTCCGCGTAAACTTACTCGCTGGAACCCTATAGGCCAACTCCGATTTCGGGCGATCCATACCATCTTGTATGGGTTTAAAGAAGAATGGATAGTTTATAGATATAGGTACCACTTTGTCTGTGAACATCTTCTTAGCATCTGCACCAGACTTAGAAAGTATACCATATCTACTATCACTCGATATAGTGGCTAAGTTAACTGTTTCAGCAGAACTCATAAAAGAAAATCCCGAACGGCGATTCTTAAGGTAGCACATACCATAGCATCTCTTATCAGCCTTGCATGCCTCCCAAAATATAAAGAATAGCCGATTAGCCTCTCTAAAGTCCGGGGCTCCGACATCTATCTTACTCCACTGGAGATACATGTAGTGACTACCGGTTATATACGTGGGTGTTCCTCTATTATTGAACCAAAAACCTTCCTCCCTTCGTCTGAACTCTTCATCAATATAATCGTGCCATTTGTCTTTATGCTCGTCTGGATAACTCCTCCAATCGAATATAGTTTTCAAACGACTCAACTCCTTTGGCATCTCTATCTTCTCCCACTTTTTCTTCTTCTTATGTTCGAAGACGTTGACGGGTTTAGGTAAAGCTATTTTAAAACCTTGTATGTCGTATATCTCACCTATAACCCCATTCCTCGACAGCACCACTATATCATGATCTTTATCGTAGCCGTACTTCCACTTCTTACCTTTATTAAGCCTACTTAAAGTAGTCTTCTTTATAGGCTCTATTATTTTTAATAGCGACTGCTCGTACATTACTTAGACCTGCCTTCTGCAAAACCTTTAAAAGCTTTGCTTTTCCCGTCTTCAGGCACACGGCCTTCTAATAAGTTTTCCTCTTCTTGGATTCTATTTAGTATCTCAAAAGCGTCGAATATAGCAAGTTTCTTTGTAGCCGCTGCGTTCTTGAGTCTATCAGCGGTGATATCATCGCCTGAATCTACAATAGCCTCTTTAGCTACTTTGATTAACTCTTCAACCGCTTTGTGCCCAGCTTGGATTATATTCCTCTTCGTCTCCTTGATATTCATATTTAATTGTAATAAATTTCGACATAACCCTATACATTCTCCGCCCGTCAACCACAAACTCAAACTCATCACCCGGGGTAAACCCAACCATATCCCCTTTGGAAACAGTTCCATCAGAGTATTTAACCACCCCCATTAAAGGCCTCTCTTCCTCAAGACTGAGTTTGTCAATGGTCTTTATAGGCTGCACGAAGCAATAACCCTTAACGCACTCCCAACCGGCGCCGGGGGCTTTAGTTAAAAACACTTGGTTGGGTTGAACAAAATATTCACCTTCACGTAGATAACTCCTGCTATTCTTTTCGCGGGCTTTTACGTCGTGCCACCGCCTGAAGACATTGTGGTGTAACACAATAAGATCCCCCTTAGATAAGTTAAGTAGGTTTACCACCGGAACTTCTATAACCTCGGCCTCTCTGTTTATGTACTGGTGATTAAAAATCTCAGTGTTGAGTATGAGACTCTTATTCCCAATAGACTTGCTGTTGTTGTATCTCGAACCAGAAGGTTTGACTATAATATCATAAATCCCTCTCACTAGTATTCTAAATTGTATTCGACAGATATAGCCATGTTCTTGTTAAAATCTTTCCAGGGTATAACTATGTCATCCTTTTTTATGAATATAGAATACTTATCCTTAGATTCTAGTATGTCACAAATAGTATGACCGCCATACACACTCTGTCCAACAGCGTAGTGCATGGCGTCATTTTTGTAGTCTTTACCTATAGTTATCTTACGAATTAGGTGATCCGTCATCACTCACGTAATTAATAGCGCCCGTCTGAATGTCAATATCGTTAGTCCCATACTCGTCCGTAAGAGCGGTCTGCAGAGCGCTTAACTTATCGGTGCCTTGAAACAGGGCGTGGAGTGTGTTGTGCTTCCTCGCTTCCATGGCGCCAACGTCAAACTGTAGTTTATTAACTGCCGAAACAACTTGTTGCAGTTCACTTAACTGCTTTTCAGATACCTTCTCTGGTTTTAGGTCTACGACCTTCTTCTTAGATTTTCCCATAATTAAATTAAATTTTACTTCTTTATTTTTTCAAATGATCTTCCGCCGAAGTATGCGCCGATCACGGTTATTAATACGATCTGTAATAGATCGGTCCATTTTTGTTCTACTGTAAAGTTTATGTGCCCAGCGTCAACGAATATTAGAATAACGGTGGATACAACTAAAAATACCAACATCGCGGGGCGAACATTTTTTGCTAACCAAGAATCGGATCGCATGTCTGCCACCCACCTCTCTGTAATGCTTTTCTCTAGTTCTACCTCATGGTTTATTATAAGTTCCTTTATCTTCCTTTTAGCTTCCAGTTTTTCCTCTTTAGATGTAATTAAGTTATCTAAAGTGCCACCTATACTCTCTACTAATTTAGTAGCTCCACCAGAAAATATTTTCCCTAGAAGATTCACTTCTCTGCCTTCATAGCGGACTTCTCCCAAGGAAACTCCTCGCTTCCTTCGTCGCCCCACTTCCCGTTATACTTTATCTTGCCATCTTTTCTAGGGTACGTCTTACCCTCCCATCTCACCCAATCGTCTCCAAACGCAGCTTTACCGCTGTCCATATCTTTAACGTGCTGTCCTTCGTGGGAGAGAACTTTTTTTTCTAGCGCGCTACCTTCTTCGACTTCCTTAGATACACGCACCTCCCCTGGGTGGGCTTCACCCAAGGTGCCGTCTTCTAACTCGACGCCTCTCTTAATCTTAAACCCGAACTTATTCGTGATAGTTCCACCTGAGGCTACAGGGTAAGGTTTATTCCCGAGTTTAAAACCCATAGTGTTTACTTACGTCTATCTTTAATGATAGCGTTGATAAGCGTGTCAATCCACCCGAAGATCTGGTTATCCGCCTCTGTTGGAGTTAAATTCACCACCACCTTCGCAAGGGCCATTAGCGCTATAAGTAGCGCTGCCCAGTTTGTTAATAAAAATTCTTGCATATTATATTGATTTGTTATTATCTATCTTTATCTCGTATCATATCATCTATAGCTTTGTTATAGACTTTGTCTGTATACGATTCATTGTTGTAAAAAATACTCCGGTCTGAGGTAGGTAAATCTTCCTCGCCTAGCAGTACTCGGTATATGCGACTCACAAGTTGAGAGCATTTAAAAGAGGTTTTAAACACAGAGTACTTAATACTCGTTCGGTTTCTATGTCGCCAGACTTCTATCCACCCGGCTGATCGGAGTCTCTCCCATCTTTTCTTATCCCAAGAGTATGTATAAACCCCATCGATGAAATCGTTTCGGGTGAACCTACCTTTGTGATCTAGGTATATCATAAGCTCTAAATCCGCGTCTGTTAACCCATACGTCTTACAAGCCCATTTCCTAACTATCCTATAGTATTTTAGGATGTGCATCTCTTTAAGATCTTGGGCTGTAATCCTCATTCCACTAAAACTATATCTCTAGCGCGTATAACATGATACATAGTATCTTTCCATGTTATCCCGTGTCCAGCATGTTTATCGTAGAACACCGTGTCCTTCGCTTTAACCCCCTCTACTAGGTTTCCAACCGAGATTATAGTAGCCTTTACATACCTATTGTCACTATCTAGAGCTTCAGTGAGAATTAACCCACCAATTTTCTTTGGCCCTATTTTCTCTTTATCTACTATTACGTAATCGTTAATGGCTTTCATCTGCTCTAGCGTTTGAGATTACACAATCAGCGGATATGATGGTTGATACTACAGAGCAAGCATTCTTCAATGCAGACTTGGTTACAAGTACTGGGTCCACTATCCCAGCCTTAACCATATTAACGCTTTCACCCGTTATAACGTCTATACCCTCTCCTTCTACTTCGCTGTAGTTTGGAAACTCTATGCCCGCGTTATCGAGTATAACCTCAAATGGTGCCTGTATAGCTTTAAGCAGTATCTCTTCCCCCACACTTGTGGGTTCGATTTTTTGGGCGGCATCCATTAAAGCAACGCCACCTCCAGATACCACACCTTCTTTTAAAGCGGCTTTAGTAGCGTATATAGCATCTTCAGCTCTATCTTTCTTTTCTTTAAGCTCGACTTTAGAATCAGCTCCAACTCGTACAATCCCTACAGACCCAGATAAAGACGCGAGTCTTTGCTCTAACTTCTTCTTTATAAATCCGTTTTTCTCCGCGGCAATCTTTTTAGTTACTTCCGCGATTCTTTCGGTTATCTCCTCAGTAATCTCCTCTAAGGTTATTACTGTAGAACTATCATCTGTAACAACACTTTCGGCTTCCCCTAAGTGATCTATACTTATAAGATCTAAATCATCCCCCAACTCCTCGTTTATAACAGTGGCCCCAGTGAGGATAGCTAGATCTTCTGTAGCATCCTTCTTCGTGGGGCCAAATCCTGGTAGGTCTATAATATTTATCTTTATATTCCCTTTTACCTTATTCATAAGTAAAGCACTCTTCACTTGTTGAGATACAGGTGCTATAATTAAAAGGGCTCTACCTTTCTTTATAACGTGTTCTAATACCGTCTGTATCTTCCGTACGTTCGGAATTTCGCTAGATACGATCAGGATATACGGATCCTCTAGTTCAGAGACATGTTTCTCTGTATTAGTCACCCAATGGGGAGATGTTAGCCCGCAATCTATCTGTACGCCGTCAACTAGCTCTACGTATGTCTCCTCGGTCTCACTCTCTTCCATAAGCACCACCCCATCTTTCCCGACCTTTTGATATGCTTCTGATATAACAGCACCAAGAGCTTTATCGTTATTACAAGAAATAGCACTGACACTCTCAAGCATATCACCGACAACTTCGATAGCAGAGGCTTCGAGGTACGCATTGACCTTTTGTAGTCCCGAATTAATACCTTCTTTAATATCTCGAATTGAATTGCCACTATACTGTTCTGAATTTACTGTTTTAAGTAGCGATTCAGCGAGTACAGTCGCGGTAGTAGTTCCGTCTCCTGCTTCTTTTACCGTGTTACTGGCAGCCTCTTTTATTAAGGTTGCACCTATGTTTTCGACCGGATCATACAAGACTACGCTTTGAGCAACGGTTACACCGTCTTTTGTTATGACCGGCTTTCCACGCGCGTCTTCGTATATCACACACTTCCCAGAAGCGCCTAATGTAGATTTCACGGCTTTCGCTAGTTTTTCTACTCCGGTTATGATTTTGCGTTTTGCGTCATCTCCGAAGTCTAGTGATTTTATTAACTCACTAGGTAAGTTATATTCCATATTATATTAAATTAAATTAAAGTGGTTAGTTGGTTTATCTTCTTGGCTTATTAGTCCTCGCTACCTTTTGCTCTAATGCCGCTCACTGCACGTCTAACCGTCTGTGCTAACCGGGTGCCTTCTGTTTTTCTTGCTGACTTATTATGTTCACGGCTTTCCTTCTTAGCAGCTTTCACATCGTCGCGTATATCTTCCTTACGGCCACGCTGGTTCTGGTTAAAGGTTTTAACCTCCTCCCTAGTTGCACCACCTTCTTTTAAAGTGCGGCGTTCGGCTCGTATATCCTGGCGCATTTCTTTTCTAGACCTATCCCCGTAGAATTTCGAGCCTGTCATTTTAAATGCCATAGTTACTTGTCGTTTTTGTTATCATAAAACTTCATTCCAGACATCTTAAAACCGCTAGTGCCACCACTCGTCATCCCGTACATCACATCTGCTTGATCTTCAACGCTAGCTCCTCCCATTCTATCTTTAGCTAGTTGGTAGTTAAAATCGGGTCTGTTTTTTTCTGGAACATTCTCTACAACAGCCTCGCTTAAATATCTTCCAGCAGCCTCTTCCTTAACTGTCATATCTCTAGTCACCCCACCTTCTGTGCGAGTGGATCTGTTCTCGGGATTGTAGTTATCTAGTGTATCTAAAAGACCTTTAACCCTGGTTGCTTTCTTTTTATCTGGCATGCTATTCAGTTATTTTGTTTCCGTCTGTAGTGAATCAATAATTGCTTGATTTTTATGATATACTTCGTCGCTGACGAATTCAGTTTTAGTAGTACCAAGTTTAATCTCCTCATTAATCTGCGCTTTAGGGGTGCATGATGCGAAAATCACACCTATTAGTAGTACTGCTCTCATATTAGAATGTTTTTACAACTTTCGGGCCACTTACGGCCTCTAGCTTCTTCGAGAAGTAGTCGATGCTTCCATCAATCGCGGATTCTGCACCCTCCATAGTTTCTCTACGGGTTACAGAGTGCCAATTCTCTTCATCTTTAGGGTTGGATACCTCGGTTTGATAGAATCCGTTAGGTAATTGGGTAATTCGCCACTTACTCTTGTCCGCCATGTGCGTCCATTCTGTAATCTCCTGTTGTCCAGGTTTAGCGGTGTGCGTCGTAGACGTACTATTGTAGTATAAATAAGTCATGTTTTTGGTTTTATGATATATATTGTGGTATAGGGAGTTTCCCTATGTTATTTGCTCGCTCGGTGTCTTTTATTCCACTTTGCTTTCTGCCTCTGGCTCATTTTGTTCCAGTTTTTAGGGTGTGCTGCTATTTCAGCGCTACGCGCTGCCGCGTTAGCGTCTTTTGTAGTTGCGCTTTCAGCTGCTTTATTCTTAACGTTTTGAGAAGTAGTTTTATTTAGAGTATGTTTTGCGACAACTTCCTCTTTACTCATATCTCTATCTTGGCCAACATTAGTTTGACCCGCGTCAAATAGTTCGTCCCTCATTTTCTGATCTGCACCTGCGTCATAGTTGCTCAGAGCGCCTAGTAGATTTGTGGTAGCGCCTTTACGGGCTTCGGTAGTACGGTCTTCCTTTAGTGGAAACCCTTTCATTTTAAATGCCATATCTTTTATCCTTTATCTAAGTTTAATGCGTGTTATAGTTTATGCTATAATAATCACATGCTTACTACGCTTTTTACAAAACATGCCACTAGCCTGTTACTCTTAACCTTTATACCTTATGTCACCCTAGATAGTAGGGTACCCCCCGCGAAAAGTACATTGCAAATATATAGAGGTAGCGTTGCCCCCCTCCCCTCCCCCGCCCCCTTGCCTAGAGAAACTCCAACTTTTACCCCACCCCCACTCTTCGACTTTCGACCTTTCACACAATTCACAAACTCAATACGACTACATTTGGATAATATATATATGAAAACAATACTACAATCCATTCTCTACTATTTAATTCTTGTAATTCTATTTACTATATTTATTATAATAACTACAAACTTACACAAACTAAATACGATATCAATTGGATAATATATATGTAACAAATAAGAAATCAATTAATTTATATAACATGTCAAAGTCAAATACTTTAACTACAAAGCGTTTCGTTATACGCCAGTCTTTAATCGGACAAAATACGATAATTACATTCGTGAACAAGAAGAATGAGAAAGTCTCTTATAATCACGATGAAGTATATAATACTTTCAAAGTACGATTCGATTCAATGAATTGCTTCGCGAAGTATAAGTCATATACAAACTCGAATTGCATTCCAGCGTTTGCAAGAAGTCTAACACTTTAATAGCAGTAACATGTACGGAAATACATACCCAGCTTTCTATTACTTTGTAATACAAGCAAATCACATAACTCCCGCGGAATACGACGTGGTTGAGTACGAGAATACCGACGGCGAGTTCTCATTAGCAGAAGCAAGAGAAGAGTTAGAGCAATCTTTCGTGGCTAGACCTTTCCCAGCTCGGGAAGTGCTTTGTGTCGCTTGTGACATTGACGATGCTTATGATATAATTAATAATGCAATCGACTTAGATGAGATGCTACTCGGTAATCAGAATTAATACAGACTAGATACGGCAATGGTTGGATAATATATATATGAATAAATTAATCTTCCTACCTAATAATTTTATAAGCCTCAATGGCTTGATTTATAAGCCTTACCTAATTGGTGACCTACCTGTTAATTTCGGCTGCCTAATTTATAACGACCGAGATGGCATTGGCCACTGGTTCGGTTATAAGGGCTTCTGTTATATCATAGCTCCATAATATTTAGAGCATGACAATAGCCTGTTATAAGATAACTATTAATAGGCAAGTGTCACGTTTTATGGTATGACATTATGTCATGACAATTTGTCACGCACTTTGACGAGTCGCGGTATATCTCTTGCAATATATTCTCATGTAAACAATGTCACTACTTTTACAAACTGAATACGAATGTCTTTGGATAATAATAATGTAACAAAAAACAAATGAAAATGGATAAGAATTATTTCACAATTAAACTAACTTCTGAAAATCAAGTAAAAGAGTTCTTTAACAAATTATATAAAGATGGTTACTTATACCACCCAGAAGATGATTCTCATGACATTTGTAATACTGAAGGTAAACTATTCACTGACGAACAATGTGAAAGTTTAAACAGTAGAATGGATGAAGTGTATGAAATAATGGATGACCCATGTGAGTACATACTAAAATCAATATACAAAAACTTTGAAAATGAATAAAAATAGTAATAAAGTTCAACGCTTACTTGAACTCAAATTAGAACGTAAGCAATTAATAGAATGGATGGATATGTGTGATGCTAACTTTAGTGTTCCCGCTAACGAGAAGTTGTTTGAAATAGAAACAGAACTCTCTAATCTCAACTCGCTATGAAGTGGGTATGTAAGAAAACAGGTGTCGATAAGACTAGTGAAGTCATCAAAAGACTTGAGCAAATACTTATCAAAGATGGTTACACTATTGTAAAAAGTAAATCAAAAAGTTAATTACAAACTGAATACGAATACCAACGGATAATAATAATATAACGAAACAATGTTGTTTCAAACTAAATTCAATAAGATGAGTCAGAATACTCTACAATCAAAGCGCTTTGTGTTGCGCCAATCGCTAGTCGGTCAAAACACTAATGTTGAGGTTACCTTTAAGAACGGTAACACAGTAACATATTCTCATGACAAAGCATTCGCTATCATGAAAGATAAGTTAGAATCTCTTGCGTGCTTTCAGAAGTACAAGAGTTATACTGCTTCAAACAACATACCAGTGGTACTTCGCGGTACTGACTGTATAGTTGAGTAGTAGAAATGAAGTCCAGTTAGTTAGGTGTTTCCTGGTGAAATCAAATATGAACACTTAAACATTAAAACCAGTAAGTCGAGGTGCGTTTATTAAAGTAACGATAACACGGCGCAGTAAGAGTTAAAATACATGTAGTAATCTGGAACGGAACTCGACGGAGTGGAAGAACCGATAGATACCAGTGGATTGCAGGTGGGTTGATAGAACAATCTTCTATTAACTTGGGGTTCGACTCCTCTGCATGTACTAAATAATAAGAAACAATGAATATATTAGCAATGTTGGCAGTCGCCAACGACCTATTCCCAGATAAGTCACCATTTGACTTAACTCAAGTGGAGTTAGAACAAGTAAGAGAAATCTATGAAGATTACAATTAAACTATAAGAAGTAATGATAGAAAAAATTAACCTTAAATGGGGTGACTCAACCGACTTGCTCCTACAACTTAATGAACTCAAAGCATTAGTTGAGATATTAGTGGATTATAACTACGATGACGAAGAAAACCACTTTTATGAAACAATAGATGATGATGGGAAAGGTGGTGAAGACCACATATTCCACACTATAACCAAACTACGTAATTTAATACAAGAATGAAAAATACACTCAAGTTTACCCACAAAGTGATCGAGCTCTCTGCTCTCACGTTGATAGCTATTAACCTTTGCGCATTTGCGTTCGGAATGGCGACTATAGTAATCACAGTAGTACAAGACTACGTGCTATGAGAGACTTAGTGCTAAAATTTGGCCAAGAAATTGTAGAATACACTATAAAAGTAGACATGTTAAGTGATGATGAAATCGCAGACACTGACTACTTAGAAGATAGAATTCTAACACACCTAAAAACTCTAAAAACATTAGAATCATGAGAATTAAAATTAAACTATATAAAGCAAGAACGCTTACGACGGGTTTCCGTTGTCCAATAACTGATCAAGAGTATTCTATACTCTGGCCAAAAAGATGGATTTATCGTGATAACGAGCTAACAGTGTTAAATACTGGTGAGTTCTCACGTGAGTGGTGCTACGACGCTCGTAAGGCTATTCAAGCAGAAAATAGCAGACTATTCGATGAAACGGGTAGATGTAACTGGAAGAGTGGCGACTATGTGTCGATGCCAAGTAAATATTACGAGAATGGACTACAAAGATGAGATGAAAGTGTTAGATACTCTAGCACATAAATACTTTAGTGAATTTGGTTTTATGACCTGTACTGAAGAAGAGATGAGTTTTTTACTAGATAAACTAAAAAAGAAGTAAGATGAAGAATTTAATTGAACAATTAAAAGAAGAAATCAATGAAGCGTATGACTTCTTTGATGGAGAAGCGCATTTCGATGATGCTTTCGAACAAGCTGGTTTTGATGAAGATAATCTAAGAATATTTGATTGTGGATACATCAAAGGGATGGAGTGTGCTTTAAGTAAATTACTAGAAATATACCAAGAAGATGAATGATACACTAATGACACTAGCGACGATGAACATGCTCGGAATGAAGGATGTTTCCTCGCGCACACAGAAAAAAAGAGGAACTCAAGTATTTGAGCTACCGATCAAAAATAGATGGAGAGGTGAAAACTTCATACGAGTAGCGAGCTACAAGTCGGGTTATGTAAGACGGGTGGATAAAAACAGCTATTGCTGGCAATTAAACAAGACTAGAGAAGGTACCACGATATATAGAAATGGTATCTATCATGGTATAGAGCGTATTTTAATACCCTCTGGTGAGGATAGATTAAGATATCTGTTGAACTTTTGTATAAAGAATTACTACATAGGTCACGCTAATCTTATTCACAACGGTGAGTATATACCAAAATGGCAAGCCGCACAAACAGATGGTAAACCATGTATATGTCGAGTTACTAGTGACGCTCTGAAAGATAAGAACGTACATTTAATAATTACTACGAAAGATCGAGTTATGAACGAGTTGAAAGACAAAATGGACGAGTTTGTAGAATATGTAAACATGCGAAATAATACAAACTAAATACGAACCGCCATGGATAATAATAATATGAAAACATTTAAACAATTAAAAGACAACAAGATAGAGCTTGGTGGCGTAATCTATCGTCCATACTTTATCGGAGATTTACCTAACAACTTCGGTTGCTTAGAATATGACGGCAATGATGGTATCCACGAGTGGTTCGGCTACAAAGGGTTCTGTTATATAAAAGATAAGAGATGAGTAGAGAAGACGTAAATAAGTATATGAAGACAGATGGACCATACTGTCCATGGGAACATGCTTATCAATTAGCGAAACCACATTACACAAGAGAAGAGATCGATGAGATGCTATTTTGTGAAATAGACGAGCTATTAAATCAAGAAGATGATGACTAGATACGAAGAAATAGAGTTTAATAAGCTAACAGCTTTACTTAAAGAAAGCGGAATTGAATACGAAGACACCACTTGGGGTAATGATGTAACCGCATCAATATCAGTGCTTCTACCACGCGTCGCTGAGTTTTTAGACGGTAGACCACATTGGCTTGAGGAAGAGTTTCAAATATACATACCTAACTCCCACGAGCATGACGCAGAAAATGAGAAGTATAATACCTTTGCTGTGACTTTGATCGAACAGGGACACACTACAGACTTCCGAAGAGCGGAAGAGGTGATGGAGTATTTAAAAGGTTTTACAAACTGAATACGAATCACCATAGATAATATATATATGAAACAAACAAATACAATGTAATGGATAAAAAAGAATTAAAGATCAAGCTGGAAGCACTTGAAGTCAACGTCGAAGTAAGACGTGATGAACTAGGTTTTGCTATGTCAGCCGCGCAAATAGCGAGAGAAGAGTTAGCTAACTTAGGTAAACCAGTGATAACTGAAGATGTCGCAAACCAAATAGTAAGTAAAGTATGTGAAGCTTTTCAAGAAGTATTATGTAATATTGACTCTGACAGCATAGAGATCGATTTTAGCATGGACTATGATAACCGAATTGTAGTAGATGGTATTAGTGGTTTTGATGAGGTAGATGCAGATGAAGACTCTATAATGGAAATATTGATAGACACTTTCAATATAGACCACAGTAATAGCGAGGATGGTAACGATACAGATTAAGTGTTATACTTGAACTAGTAGACGTTTTCGCGAGCTAGTTAGTATAACCAAACCCGGCGGGGTATAACGCAGACCCGGCGGGGTCACTAAGCGCAAAAAAGCTCGACGGAGCAAGGCTGTATATGCATGTGAACCCTGAAAATGGGGATAGCGGGTAGACAGTAACGGGTCGAGGTAGTCTATGCTACCGTAATGCCACCGAATAATAGGACGCAGGTAGCTCCTGTATTGAAGGCTAAGATCACGCAGAGAGTTGGGACCGCAGGCGTGCGGAGCCGGCAGTGACATGCCACAACTCTTTGCTTTAAAGGGGGTGAAAATGGTAACGCACACTGGACAGAAGACAGTATCTTCGCTGGAAGTTGGCCCGTAAATCTACAAGATAGTAGGCCACCAACTCAAGCAAGACAGTATCTCAAAGCATTGCGTACGAGGGTTCGATTCCCTCCACCTCCACAAATTAAAATACTATGAAAGATACAAATCAAGTACAAAAAGCCCTTGAATCCAAGGCAAAGAAAGAGCTGCAAAGAATTGTAGACGAGTTTGTTATATCACTAAATAAGCTAAACTCAACGTACCGCCAACCACCCTCGTACACTATGTGTGAGAGTCGTAACACTGATGCTAAGGTTTTTAGCTATATTAGACTTGGTTGCTTAGAGACTATACTTCACGACATGCTCGTTGAGGCATACTTAAGCCCTATGGTACACAAAAAGACACAAGAGCTATTAACAAAATTAGAATTACTATAAGATGGCGCTAAATTATGATGTGACGCAAGTCAAAGATGCCTGGTTCAAGGTGGATCAGAAGATTCTAGATGAAGAAACTAGAGATAAAAGAAACTCAATATTTGGTCCAACCAGATATAAAGAGGATGGTGTAACCTATGAAATGGAGCAACCACTACAGACAGTGATATTCTTAACTATGTCAGTAGGAATGAATAGTATCACTGAAAAAAACAAACAGAAATTCTTTAATAGAATTAAGTTTATGGAGAGTAGAACAGGTGCTGTGATGAGGTTAAATGATGAACCACATCCTTTTACTATGGATATGGTGGAATCTTGTATTGGTTTAACAACCAATGCTAGCACTATGACTAAAGCTCAATTTCTTAAAAACCAAACTCAATATTTAGAACTATAAAGAACGAGGGTAAATAATGGACATATAATACACTTATGTCCAATAAACAACAAAAAATGAACATGAACTCACTTATAATGTGAATTGGAATGTAATTAATAACTAAACAAATAGATGAAAAACTTATTAGATAGATTAGAAGATGAGGTGTTGGCGGGATTAAAAGATAATACGAAGAAATACCCATCGAGCGTAGAAAGCGCACTAAAAGCACTTGAGGAAAACTACTGCTGGCTTAGCCTAACAGTGGGTCAGGTGCATGGGATTCTTATGTTTAGTAATATACCGTACGAGAAAAGAACAGATATGACATTTAAATTTGGAGAAAATATAATTAAAGATGAAAAATAAAGTAAAACAAAACCTACCTGACTGGTTTGATGGAGAAGTTTATGAGATCGGAGACGAGGTTCGTAACCCATTTTCAGGTGACAAATACCTGTTAACTGCAGAGGAATTAAGTATGTATGATCTAATTCAGGGCGCTCAAATGGCTTTAGCTATGGGTATGCCAGTTGATCATGCGGATTGTGTTACAATTATGCAAAAGGGACTAAGCTGGTTTAGACAGAATAACCCAAAAGCATATATGATACTACTCGATTAATGATATATCTATATACAGGATTACTGGCTTATATAGTCGTGGAACAAATAATGGAATCAAATAGAAAATTTAAAGAGTAATGACAAGAAAACAAATAGAAAAATACATTAGAAATGAGCTTGGTAGCGAACCAAGACACGACTGCCGAGCTTTAGCTGAAGCGATAAATGAGATAGCTGAAGAAGTTAATTTCGACTCCTATAGACTAATGCAATTATTGCTAGAAAATAGACCGATAGACGCTCTATACACGCATAGCTATGGCTTTCACACCGCTCAAGGCAGATCTTTAATAGAAGGAATGCAAAATAAATACTACAAATATGGCAACAAGAGCACTAATTAGAATAGTACCAAGAGAAGAGGGTGTCAGTTTTTCTGAACACCCTGAACTCGTACAAACGGAAATATACCATCACTATGATGGTTACCCCCAATACTTGGGGCGTAAATTAGCAGAAATGCTAGGTGAGGTAAAAGTAGTGAATGGGCTAGCTTCAAGAGAATATCTTGGAAGTAAAAACCTTACCACTATGGCAGCTAGACCTATACTCCAAGCTAACGGGATATCCTGCTTAGCCGCTAGTATAGTGTCTGAACTAAAGACAGAGTGTGGACAAGTATACCTAGAGATGCCTAACAAAGTGTTAGATGAAGCGTGGATTGATTTCACGTACTACATCTGGGTTAAAGTTGGTGAACCTATATGGATCAGCATCTTTGATCACAGCGCGGAAGGGTGCACATTTGTAGGGTGCACCTTTGTAGGCACGTGTGATAAACTTTTAGAAAGATATAACGATGAGACATAAACCAATGCTAGCATACCCTGTTAGCAATAAACCAATAGATTACGATAAGAAGGTTTTTATACAACCTAAACTTGATGGTGTTCGCTGTTTAATACAGTATGAGCCAGAAAAATACGGTGATGATAGCTATAGAGGTAAAGCGATGGCTTATTCACGCACAGGAAAAGAATGGAAGAATATAGATCATATACTTAAAGAGTTAGGACCTTTCTTTGAGACATACCCTGATGCGGTATTAGACGGAGAGCTTTACAACCACGATTTGCGAGATAACTTTGAGAAGATTATCTCTTGTGTGCGTAAAACTAAACCTACAGAAGAGCATAGAGCTGAATCTAAGAGATTGGTTCAGTTTCACTGTTATGACGTGCCTAGTAATCCCCACAGATTTGATGTTAGAAATGAATGGATTAAACTAAATGTACCTATTGCCGTAAGCTTTAAGATCGTAGAAACCCACGAGATTTATGCGGAGAAATACATGCTAGATTTGCATAAGATTTTTCTAAAGAAGGGGTATGAAGGCTCTATAGTGCGTATAAACGGGGTGTATGAGAATAAAAGATCTCATAACTTAAGAAAAATTAAAGATTTCCAAGACTCAGAGGCTACTATAATAGACTGGGTGGAAGGAAAAGGTAAACGTAAAGGTACTATCGGTAAATTTGTTGGAGAAGATTCTGACGGAGTCGTATTCGGTATACCTGTAATGGATAAGTTTAAATACTTACAGGATAACTTTGATGAAATGAAAACATGGGTCGGTAGAGAGGCTACGTTCACATATTTTGAAAGAACGAAGGCTAATAGTTACCGCTTCCCACTATTTAAAGCGATAAGAGATTATGAGTGAATTAAAAGAAGAAGATTACAAAATTAAAGGGAGTAAAGACCTATGGGAATGTGTACACACACTAGAAGTGGTCGCTCATTGGATGAGGGACTCTTCGTTTGATTACGATTCTAGGGATTTGAAACATTTACTTAGTGAGGCTCTTAAAACCTATAACAACTATTTATATGAGAAGACTAATATATGACCTATACTACGCTGATGAGATCAGTGTAGATATAGCTATAAAGCTACTAGACAGGCTAGAGAAATCAAGAGATAAAAGACGAAGATACTAAATTGGACAAAATAAGGTTCATAGGGGAGAGTAGTCACGTAAGTGATATACAAGCGGCAACTATAGAAGAATGCCTGCTATACTGTAAGAGCAAGTCTGTTCTTGGGGTAGATACAGAGACAGAGGGTCTTGATTTCACTCGTAATAAGATGATTATGCTCCAGATAGGAGATAAAGAAAGACAGTTTGTTATAGACACCCGAGTTATAGATATAACACCACTTAAAGAGGTGTTTGAGAGTAAAGACATTATAAAAATCTTTCACAACGCTAAGTTTGATTATAAGTTCCTGAAAAGATGGGGCGGAATATCAACTGAGAACATGTATGACACCTTTCTTGTAGAGAAGGTGTTAAATTGTGGTAAGAAAGATTTTAGGTACTCCTTAGCAGAATGTGTTAAGAGATACTTCAACGTAGAGCTAGATAAAACTATTAGAAGTGGTTTTATAGGGCTCTCTACTAAACCCTATACGTTAGATCAAGTTGTATATGGTGCTGAGGATGTAGTATATCTGTGTGATATACGAGAAAAGCAGCTACCGACACTACACTTGTACTCAGTACATCAAACCGCGAAGTTGGAGAACGCCGTAGTAAAAGTGTTTGCTGAGATCGAATACGAAGGGTTAAAGATTGATAGGGAAAGATGGATTGATATGGCAGAGGAAAATGTTAAACTAGCCTACGAGCAAGAGTTAAAGCTTGATCGCATGGTACTAGAGCATCCTCTTCTAACTCAGTACAACACCCCTATGCAAAGCGATATGTTTGAGCCTATCGAAATGGCTCGGCGTACCGCTATTAACTGGAACTCTCCAGTACAGACGCTAGCTCTTTTTCGGAACCTAGTGCCTAGCTTAGAAAATGTAAACGGACAGAATCTTGGTAAATACGCCAAGTTTCATGAATTAATAGATGAATATATACAATACAAAAAGCGAACTAAACTCGCGAACGCTTATGGAATTAAATTCTTTGATTATGTAAGCGAAGATGGGAAGGTTCACACGAACTTCTCCCAGATTTTAGACACGGGTAGAGTGTCGTCTAGCAAGCCTAATATGCAGCAGATACCAAGTAATAATATCTTTAGAAATTGCTTTATAGCAAAAGATGGCTGGGTGTTTGTATCTTCGGATTACTCCTCACAAGAGTTAAACGTGATAGCGTACGGCAGTCAAGACCCTGTCTGGCTAGACGCCCTTGAAAGAGGGTTAGACCTCCACGGAGTATGCGCGGATCTAGTCTTTGAAGACAAGTGGAGAAATGCAGATGCCGTTGGTAAAAAGAAGTTACGTACTCAGATAAAAACCATTAACTTTGGTTTAGCTTATGGTATGGGACCCTTTAAACTCGCTGAGACCTTATCTATATCTCAAGATGCAGCTCTAGAGCTTATAGAGAAATACTTTACAGAATTCCCTAATATCAGGGCATTCCTAGAAAAGTTAGGGCAATATGGTAAAGATAAAGGATTTATTTGTACCTTTAGACCCTTCTTAAGACGAAGATGGTTTAGTGACTGGTACCCAGGCATGCAGTATAGTAAAGGAAAAATGAGAGAGCTAGGTGCTATAGAGCGCGCTTCTAAAAACACCCCTATTCAGGGGTCAAGCGCCGATATGACTAAACTAGCTCTTATCTATGTCTATAATGAAATACAAGAATCTTGGTCTGACTCAGTAAAAATAGTTATGACTGTGCATGATCAAATAGATACTATATGCCGTGAAGACGTAACTGAAGCTTGGAAAATACGCATGACAGAGCTTATGGAAAAAGCTGCGAAGGTTATAATACCCAATAGCCTGTTAAAGGCAGATACTAACATATCCCAAACATGGGAAAAATAATGAAAAATAAAAGAATAGTCTCAATATCCGCAGGTTTGTACGATAAATTGAGCAAAAGAATTGAAACTCAAGATAAGATAATTCTTACGCTAGAGATGCAACTATCTAATGAGAGATTAAAGAATAAAAATCTAGAAAGACTAGTAACTACAAGAAACAAAAAACAATAAAAGATTAATGGAAGATTTTGATACAGAGGATTTATTCGGTGGTAGAGAAGAGGTGCTTAAAAATTTAGGTAACCACATAGCAAAAGCTTTAATACGGTTAGCTAAAAATGAACCTTTAGAAGAATATGAAATAGGTGACTCTGAGGATTATCTAGTGGGTGAACTCGCTAGGTGCTTAACTCTACAGAACCTATACTTAGACCGGGAAGAGTACGAGAAGTGTGCGATTATGAAATTGCGCATTATAGTGTTAAACAAAAAGCTGGGATTAGACTTGACTGGCTCAATGGAGGATTTTGATGAAGAAGATTAAAGAACCAATAGAAGATAATGATATTATCTTTGAGACCTTGTAGAACGTGACAAAAGCCTCTAATAAGATAATGTAACAGGCTAATGTCACATATTTAAACCCAATGCCACAGTACGAAAGAAACTTAGAAGTATTTAATAGACGGCGCATAGTTTATACTAGGCTACCTATTACAGACGTGCCTACTATAGACACTTCTAAGTACATGTATTATGAAGACGGCACCTATGAGTGCTATGAGCTATTCCGTAGCAAAGCTAAGATCACGACTTATAGAAGTCTAAAGTGGCACTTGCTTGTGCTATGGTATTTAAACCCATCTTTAGATCAAGATGAGTTTATGGATGTAGCTCAAATTATTGCGGACAAAAGCAACGGGTTTACTAGTTTTAGTATATACCCGGAAATACTACGGAAAATAGTATATGAGGTTAGCATGTTAGATTTAGAAGAACCCCCTAAGAATAAGTTACGTAAGGTTATATTTAAACTACATAATGGTTTAGAGAAAGTAGAGAAACTTAGCATCGTAGGAGCTCTGATAGGTAGATCAAATAAGATCCATCCTGACGACATCTATGCGTGTATGATAGACTTACATGACATGGGTCAAAAGATTACGTTAAAACGCGTCTCTGAGATCCTTAGGGTATCCTTAAGAACAATACATAGGCATATGCCGGAAGAATTAAAAAGAGAAAAAGAATTATTAAATAA